TACCATCATTGCTAGGTGACATGCAATTTGACCAAAAGCATATGGAATACTTCCAATAGCCAATATTACTTGATTAATAATAGCCGCAAAAGTAAAAGCAATATACGCTGGAACATATAAAAGTCTCAATATCCAAATAACAAAATATAAAATGTGTAATAATAATATTAACGCAAAAAATACCGGTGTTAGTATTATACTGAAAAACATAAAAATTATATACAATATATCAAATCTAAAATTAGCATCATTTGTTGGGAATTTGTAATTTTCAGTTTCACAAGATTCTTCTAATATATTTTTAATACCTATATACCTTTCAGTACCACCACCCCTTCTATGATTATGAATAAAACCTGAAACAGTATAAACTTTATTATATTGCATCAAATAAAATTTATCTTCACAATTTATAGCATCTTGAATCATTGGATTCGTACCATAATCCGCCCAATCTAAACTAAACGCATAAGATTCATCTATATTACCACTATTATATTCCCTAATATTCGGCACCAAATAATTTGCACGTTTATTAAGTTCGGTTATTGATGGTGATTGATTCCATTTTATTTTAAATCGATATTTTGCTTTAGTAGGGATACCTATTTCAGGGTCATTAGATAATATTAGTTCACCAAACTCGTTTGTTGTGTAATAATCCATATTCATTGGAACATCAATTAACCACGCACCATTTTCATCTATAACTTTACCTCCAGACTCTAAACTCAAACTTTCAAGAATTGGGTATCCTGTGGAGTCTTGTTGAATTGTTTGTCTAATTGCTAAAATTTCTCCCGGACCAGCAACTAAACTACATAGATGTCCTGATTTATTTGTTGGTTTACAATTAGATTTTAGAGCATTTGTACCTGAATCAGAGATAATGGACCCCATAAAGATAGATGTGGGTCTAATATCAATTTTTGATTCACTACTCAAATCAAAATCTGTTCTAGTAATACCCAAATTACATATTTCAGCCTCACCCCATAATGGCTCAACTTCAATAGATTTTGTTAAATTAATAATTTGAGGTAACTCACGTAAATTATTTGATGACCTAAATTTATTACCCGCAACTTGAGCTTCAGTTGCCAACCCCATTCTAATTAAATCTTGTGGTGATAATGAAAATTCACCAATATCTGATAAATCAACATCCATTACAATCGTATGAGAACCAACAGGTACACCAAATATCATAAAATCCCCACTTTCATTTGTTGTGGCATTATATTTATAATATTTGTCGTAAACTTCAATAAGAGTTGGATTTGTTAAAACATCATTTCTAGTGAAAAATGTTCCGGTCGGAACATGATTACTATATGATTTAACATAAGGTAACAAATTATATCTATACCCTTCATCATTATTATCTAATAATGTTTTATATGGGTATAAATCAGAAATAATTGGATTATTTTGGTCTAAATTATCTAATGGTAAAAAAATAGACACTTTAGCGTTCGGGAGACCAAACCCGTTATTGACACTGACTCTACCAACAACAACTCCATAATCGGAACATTGTCTAGTATAGATATCACTTTGTAAAATTTTTATGGATAGAATTTCTAAATAATCGAACTCTTGGTCAATTGATATTTTGATTGACTTATCTACACCAGGTTGAGTTCTTAATCTAATCGACTTTGACATTTTTTATCTTTTTAAATAAATAGTTTATACACTATTTTTAAAAGATAATTAATTAGTTTAAAAAATAAATTATGTTTTATATTTATATTTTTTTACAAAATCAATAGGTTGTAAATTATTTTGTATGAAATTATTAACAATATTGATAACATAATTGTGCACAGTGTTATCAATTGATGTGTGAGTAGTATTCGGAATATTGATATTAATAACTTCAGTATTTTTGTTATTTTTGAATAAAGTTACTTTACCTCCAGAGTTTGTATAAAAATACATATTATCTGACCACTTGACAGACATAAAGTTTATTGCATAAGTAACATTATCTTTAATTTGATAATCATAATTATTATAAAATTGATTTGCACTATCTAAGAATATTGTCAAATCAACCTTAATGTTCTCTTTATTTAGATTATCCAACACCTGAGCAACATTATATCCACCAATACTATGACCAATAATAACAACCTTACCTGTTGGGTTAAATAACCTAAAATATTTAATTGTTGTGAATATTTCTTCTGAAGTTAAATTATAATTGTTGGTCCCCACATATGTAATAACACTTGTTTCATCAGTTTCAATTTTACTTTCTAATAATCCTAACCCATCCATATCCCTTGAGTTAGATATATCAATCTGTACTTCGTTTGACCCTATAATGTCTTCAAATGGGCTTAATGCACCTTCATCAACAATTACCAAATTTTTTGTATTTTTATTGAAATAATCTTGTTTATGTTGCGTTATTTCTAATTTTCTTCTTTCTTTAAATTCATTAAAATCACTCCTAATAAAAGAGACCCACATTATTACTAAAAAAATTTGAAATTTTGTTATTTTTTTAGTCTTCATGAATTTATTAAAAAAAATAAAAAAAATAATAAAAGAACAAACCAATCTAAAATTAAGGTATAACCCCGCAACAAAACATTGAGCCCAAGTCCCATTATATCCTTTAATAAAAGTTAAAATATCTGTAATATAATCCATTTAAAAAAAATAGATTATAATATTAAATTATCAAGAAAAATTAACAGTTTTTAAATTTTTAACTCTAATATTAATATCTTTATTTGAATATTTAATTTGATAAGTTTGGTTTGGTTCTGCAAAGATAGTATCATCAATTAACCCTATCTGATAAGTTGTACTGTCAATATATCTTTGAGATGTTTGAGATGATGAATACTGTCCACCAACTTTATTAAAGACTTGAATGTCAGATAATGAAATCACACCATTTTCACTTTGTATTAATCTTCGTAATTCCGATATATTAACATTTTCCCCTAAACCTCTATTTGATGGGTCAAAATACTCTGAGACAATATTAATAATTTGTGATATGACAGTACCTTGATTTTGAGTATTATCTAACACAACATCAACATTTAAACCTAAATCAATAACATTAGCACTTTGTATTGAAACATAATCATTTATCATACGGTAGTTTGATAAATAATTTGCAACGTTATTTTTTAGGGTATTTGAAATGACCTCAGTCAATTTACCGGTTTCATCATAAGATAACATTTGAACAATAATTTTATTATTATTTTCAGTTATTGACACTTTTGCGGGAGCCCCAAACTGAGATGGCATAGTTCTAATTATTGACTCATAATCATTTACCGTTACCGCTCTTTTTTGAGCAGAAAAATTATATGAAACTAAATTTCTAACTTCCTCGGTTGTTGGGTAACTAGCACCCCCAATAGCCGCAGTCACATTTGTACATCTCAACGAGTTTACAACAGTAGTATTAACACTATCTGAAGGTCCGTTCACAAAAAATGAAACCGTACCAATTTGAGTAATACTATTTACACCTATATTACTATTAACACCACCTCCAACTCTGTACTGAATAAATAATGTAGTATTTGACTTTAATGAACTACCTAACGCTAAATTATTAGAATATTTATACAAATTTAATTGATATCCGTCTCTAGCAAATTCTCTCAATTGTTCATCTGCCGACTGATTACCACCACCAAAAGTCATTTTTAAAAAACCTTCAGGTGTAAATTCAGTAATAAATTTATCAGTAACTTGTAAATATTTACCTGATTTAATACCTGGTGAATCAGAAACTTTTGTTGGGTCTTCTACAAATACTCTATCCTCTGCCAAAGAATCCACTTCATACCATCTATTTTGATTACCTAAAAATTCCTGTACAGATGGTATATTAGTATATTGAGTACTATCTTTCAATAAAACACTAGTTACTCCTAAAACATTTTTATCAGGTAAAAATAATTCATAAAAAGGTCTTACATCGTTTGGTGTAACAACTTTTTTAAACACTTTTGTTATTCCATTTACAACAGTTTCTCTTTTTGTTATGGTATAATTTAATAATTTATTATTAGAATCAAAATTTGGTATTTTTAATCTATTAGGAAATCCTTCATTATTAATTGGTGATGCAAAATCTATGTCATTAACATTTTCAAAATTTTGTCCCGCACCATTAACTTGAGAACCTCGTCTGAGTACACCACAATATCTTAAATCCTCTTTATCACCATATGCCGGAACTGTGATTGAAAAATCAACTAAAGCAACCGAGGGTCTCATACCCGGAACTTTTAAACCATATGTTTTTGCAATATTATAAATTGAGGATTTTTGTTGAGCATATTGTAGTACAGTTTCCTGTATACTTCTATCAATGTTAAATTGTAAATTATCAGTCACCGCAGCATTTAAATCTAATAACACAGAAAAAACTGAAGCGTCATTAAAATTTTGAACCGTGTCAGGGTAATAAGTTTTTGTAAAATTAATTAACTCTGTTCTAATTGATTGAAAATCTCTTACTGTATATGAAATTTTTTTATTTGCCATAATTTTTTATATATTAATAATTACAAAGTCACTACTATCAAATACATCCTGATTTATGGTGTAATCAATTTTAACTTTTGCGGTATGTTCTTTATTTGAAATATTTGGTACTCTAAACACCCTTTCATTATTGTCGGTAATATAACTACCCTTGTCTTCTTCTCCATCAGAGGCGGCATAAATACTAATATTAGTAATTGTGATACCGGGTAAATAAATTTCTGCCGATTCTCGTATTTCAGATTCTATTTCTGAGAATGTTGGTCCATCTAAAGGTTCAAAAATAAATTCATATAATCTAGTTCCAAAATCTGGCAAGTAATATCTACTACCCTTTCTTGTTAATAAAAGATGTATTAAGTTTGACCTTATTTCTTGGTCATTATAATCAGATAAATCTAAATATTTTCCATTAAAAGAATCTCTGAAAGGAAAAGTTAAACCATATGTAATTCCGTTAGCCATATCTATAAATATAGTGTTGTCATTATTTTTTATAAATACCCCCCCAAAATAAAAAATCACGACCTAAGCCGTGATTTATATTCTTATTAAGAACCACATCCGAAACATTCAAATTCGGTATCTGTTGGTTTTTGTGTTAAATCAACAGTTGGTTTCTCAATTGGTTTTGATTGATTTACTTTTGAGATATCCACTGCCAAGTGTTTAGCCCCGGTTGATATCGCCTTTGTTCTAACATAATAACAAAGAGTTTTCAACCCTTTACCCCAAGAATGGAAGTGAGATGACGAAATCTTTGACAATGTTGGTTCAGACATATAGATATTCATTGACTGTGATTGGTCAATAAATGGTGCTCTGTCTGCTGCCATATCAATTAATTCTCTTTGAGATATCTCCCAAATTGTTTTATATTTTGGAATTAAATGTTCTATTCTCTTAACTTTTTTATTGTAATTCTTGTCTTCTGTGTCTAAATAATTGTTAAAATTAATGTTCTGAATAGAACCTTCATTCATAATAATCTCATTTTTTAAATCCTCACACCAAACACCTAACTTTTCAAAATCGTTAATTAAGTATTTATTAACAATTAAAATTTCTCCCCCAACTACACGACGATTAAATAATGCCGAGTGAGCCGGTTCTGTCATTTCAAATGAACCCGTAATCTTAGCAGAAGACGCAACTGGCATCTGAGCAGTGAATAACGAGTTACAAACCCCGTGGTTGG